CTCTCCGATATACGTTCCGATGCGTTCTGTCGATACCGAATAGACCTGCTCACATAAAACGGTGCTTGGTCTGCCTGTCGACCTCACTGTCACATGTGTCGGGAGGTCTGTTTTCGGCTGCGTGGTCATATATACAACTTCAACGACATTGCTGTTCTCATTATTCTTGTCATTGCTTACAACGACCGCCGGACGGTCGGAGTGCTGTTCGCTCCCGTTATATGACACCCCCCCTCTGCTGATATAGAACATTTCGCCTCTCTTGATGTTATCCATCACAATTCCTCCTTTTTTATCACTCTATACAGTCTTTTCGCCTTGATATATTCCTTGTATTCTTCATCGGTCATCATCACAATAATTGTTTTGTCCTTTATATCTTCCGCAAACTGTTCTTTGCTTTTTCCGTACACATCCGCACCAAAAATCCGCAGATGTTCAACTAAAGTCTTTCCTCTTATGATTCCCTCTCTGATAATTTTTCCGTCCTCCGTTTCTGTGTCCTCAAATCTTTTCAATGTGTAATTCAGTGAGAACTCCATTGCTGCCAAAATCGGGTCTTTTATCTCTGCCATTCTACGCCTCACCGTCTTTCATGAGTTTGGTTGCCATGATGCAATATCCGTCCTCAATTCCGGTGTAGTCCTCAAGAATATACGTCACAAGCACCTTGACCATGCGTCCGGTATTCTTCCCGTCTGCAAATTCCATCATTTCGAGGATGTCGCCTTTTTTGTATCCTCTGTCATTCTTTCGGAGTTCAAATGTCTTGATTCCGTTTGCCACATCATCGAAATAAGACTTTGCAAGGCGTATCTGATGCACTTTCTGTCCGGTCTCCTGTGTGTCTGATGGGAGGTTCTGCATCTTCTCCTCCTGTTCCATCTCACGGAGTTTTTTCTTTGTCTCACGGTCGATTGCATCCTGTTCCTCCGAATACCTCTGTTCGTCGGTCTTGTATGCCTCTGCACGGTTCTTGTACTGGTCGCATGAGGTACATGTTCCGGTCTTAACATTGCAAGTCTCATATTCGGTGCAGGAATAACAGAGAGATGTGATTCCCTCCGGATGAGGTGTCTCATAATCGTCGCCCGCTCTTGCCTCCGGAGGATTCATGCCGTTTTCTTCCGTGTCGGATTCTGACACCTGCTGCCCTGCTGCTTTCGCCTCTTTCATGTCTTTCACTTCTTTGTGTGTCAGTTCTCCGGTCTCTGAAAATTTCCCCAGTGTCTCACGCTGTTCATCCTCCGTCATTCCGCTCAATTCATAAGCTGCTGAGAATGTGAGGCGTTCTTTCTTGAGTTCCTCTTTCCATTCCGGAATCAGATTGTTATTTATTGCCTCAATCTGTGCAATCTTTGTTTTGCTCACATGCAGCATTGAGGAAATCACATCCCTCAATCGTCCGGATTGCAGGTCATATCCCTTGATTTTCTTTCCTGCTGCTTTCATACGCTCAAGAGATGCCTTGAGACGTGTTTCCTCCTCAATCATGTCGGAAATAGTCTTTGAGCGGTATGAGTTGGCGATGATGATTTCAACCTGCTCCTCGTCATCGTCCTGCGGTGTGGTCAATTTACTGGTTGCAAGTTCAAAATCTTTATATCCCTTTGATACGAGGTACTTGAGAGCCTCCCACCGTCTTTCACCTGCGACGATTCTGTATTCGCCTTTTTCGCACGGTGCATATACAAGTTCGAGGTTCTGTTTCAAACCGGACAGGAGGATGTCTCCTGCCAGTTCTTCGATGTCTGCAACACTATAAAAATTCATGTCGTTGCGGTACATCTTGAAAATCGAAATGTCCTTTGTGCGGAATCTCGCTCTCGGAGATTCGTCAATCCCTGCTTTGCTGTTCTTGTTGAGTGCGTCTTTCACGCTGAATCCTGCTGCCATCTGTTCAACCTCCTGTTATTACTCTGTGAGTTTCTGTTTTTTTGTCTCGGTACGTTCGACGTTGATTTCGCCCTTGCTGTTCTGCGAAATAGAGGCTTTCACGCCTCCACGTAGGTTCAACGTGACCTTTGCCAGTCCTCCGGTGTAAATTTCCTCAACTGCTGCCTTGAGAATCTTCACAATTCCCTCTCCGCATCTCTTGTCCGGTGTTGCTGCCTCTCCAAACAGTGCAGCGACGTTCTGCATCGCCTTTTCTTTCCTCTGTTTCTCTTTCTGATACTCAACCGCATCTGTGCAGTTACATGTCATTGTTGCCTGTTCCTCTGCCTGTGCTGCTGTCAGTTCTTCGTCTGCCTCAATCTGCGTCATTTGACCGCAGAATCTGCATTTTGCTGTTTTCACAATATTTCCCATGTGCTTTCCTCCTTTTCCGGTCTTATGCGACCTCATGCAAAATAATTTTTCTGAATATGCTCTCGAATATTGGAACGGCGATGCTGTTTCCTGCTTGGTCATATAATGCTTTGTAATATTTTCCGTTTCTTTCCTGCACTGCTTTCGCCCTGTCGAAATCCTCGTCCGTGTAACCCATCAATCGCCAACATTCACGCTCGGTCAAATAGCGATAGCGTCCATCGCCTCGGTCGATGACCTGTGCAGGTGTCCGGTCTTGTCTCGTTGTGATGGTATATGCACAATCTTTGATAACCGTTGCCCTGCGGATGCCTTTTTCTCCGATACACGCAAGGACAGACGGTTGTGTCACATCGTAAACATCCGGAACGCTTGCATCGTCCTCAAGAAACTCCTGCAAAGTACGCATCGGCGTTCTTATGAGGTCATCAAATTCAAATTTTTCTCCATTCAGAACAGAAACCGTGAACACTCGCTCTCTTGCCTGTGGCAATCCGAACTCTCTTGCATCTAAAACCGCATAATTATTCGTGTACCCCAGTTTTTCCATCTCGTCCATGTATCTGTCGAAATTCGGTCTCATGTACTTTGATTTCACATTCTTCACGTTTTCCCATATCACATAACGAGGTCTCCATTCGCCCATATTCTCAATGATGTGTATTGTCTCCCACATGAGAGAGGAACGTGTTCCGCTCCCCTCGTCTGAACCTTTCCCTCTGTTAATTCTTCCGTCTCCTGTCGCTTTCCCTTGATGTCCT